ATTGTACACCAATATGACCGAGATCCAGAATTGAAGAAATTTTATCATGATAAGTATAAGGTTGAAGAATTAATTACTTTTAGGACAACATAATGATTACTATTGTTACTGCTTTTTATGACATTGGCCGTGGAGAATGGACACCAGACAAAGGCCTACCACATTATCTACAAAGAACTACTGATACATACATTGAACGTTTTTCACACATGGCTCAAATGGAAAATGAGATGGTTGTATTCTCTACACCAGACATTATTGAGAAACTGAAACCTTTGCGTGGTGACAGGCCAACAAAATTTGTTTCATTTGATATTTTTAGTAAGTATGCAGATTTGATTAGAGATGTTAACAACATCCAGAAAACTGATGCATTTCAAAATTTAATTATTCCAGAACAGCGAGCAAATCCAGAATATTGGAATGCACATTATGTGGTTGTTAACTTTCTCAAGTCAGTGTTTGTCAATCTAGCAATCAAACACAACATGATTAGTAATGAATTAGTTTCTTGGTTGGATTTTGGTTATTGCCGCACGGCAGAGAAAGTTCCTGCAAGCAAAAAATGGTCTTATGATTTTGATGTTAATAAGATGCATCTATTCAATTATAAAGAATATGATGACAAACCTATACATGAAATCATTGCAACAAACGATGTTTACATTCTTGGTGCAAAGATTGTTGGTGGTGTAACAGCATGGCCTAAATTCGAATCTGCGATGAAAGAATGTTTGATTGAATTGGGTACGAATGGTTTGATTGATGATGACCAAACACTTATGTTAATGTCATCAATCAAATATCCGGAATTATTTGAACTACATAAGATTCCAGACCACCAACTCGGACTTGATCCGTTTGTTATTTTTAGTGACTTTAATAAAGAGGTATGATATGAGTGATATAATTAAATTTAATACTGCAACACAAGCATTTGGTGTTGAGCGTGGAGTAACCAAGTGTTCGGGTTATGGACTTGGTGAATTGACCAAAGGCATGAAAAAAGGTTTAGAGATTGGTTGTTCTGAGGCACACACCTCAAAGTTTCTATTGGACACCAATCCAGAATTGACCTTATATTCAATTGATCCTTATGTTGCATACACGGACTGGAACGGTAATGTATTGAATGACCGAGAAGAATTCTTTCAACGGGTGACTAAAGAGATGGCGGTATATGGCCAACGATTTGTTTTGTTTAGAGATTTTTCGGACAATGTTGTTGACCGGTTCAACGATGGAGAATTTGATTTCATCTTCATTGATGGATTACACACCTACGAACAATTAACAAAAGATTGTCATAACTACTATCCTAAAGTCAAAAAAGGTGGTATATTCTCTGGCCATGACTATCAAACTATTCCTGGTGTCAATAAAGCCGTTGGCGAATTTGCACCAACTAAAACCGACAAAGTTCTTACAACTGAATGTGATGTTTGGTACTGGTACAAATGAAATCAATTTTTATCATAACATCTTGTTTGATACCTGCAATTGGTGTCTTTAGTCCAGAAGAACGTCTGAAACAAACACTAGAGACTGTTGATTCTATTAGAAATAAATCTCCAGATTCATTCATCGTACTTTCCGATGTATCAATACAATCATTGACAGACCAGTATTCAGAACTTGTTTCTAAGGTTGACTTGTTCTTAAATTTGAATCAAGTTGATTTTTTACTACACTTTACCAAAAACGGAATGAAAAGCCAAGGTGAATGTGCGATGATGCATGTTGTATTAGACTATCTAAAACAGAATTCGGAATTATTAGAAGGTGTTGACCGCATATTTAAAATAACTGGTCGTCTACAACTTGATGATGGTTTTGATATTAATCACTATGATGGATTGAATGGTAAATACGTATTCAAGGAACGCATACCAACGTGGATGAGTGAACCTATTCACGGAGCAACTCATGTTTTTGATACTCGCCTTTGGTCTATGTGTACGTCTTTGATTGATACTCATAAACAAGCCTTAGAAAAAGTGTTCCCTCTATTAGGTCCAATAGACTTGGAACACGCATATTTTGCCGTTTTAGATAAAGAAAAAGTAGTAGAATTTGATAGAGTGTATTGCAGGGGCCAAGTGGCCTCAACGGGTGAGTGGAAATTTGATTGATATAGAGTACTATATATCTAAGCCAAGATTTGACAGATTTGTGAATCTGTGGTATAATCCATTATAAATAACCCTACAGACAACCAAAGTGTGTTGTAATTCAATAGGTAGACAATGTTATCATTCAAAACTTTTTTAACAGAGCAAGAGGATCCTGAAGAAGGCGCCAGCCGTCAGATTAAACATTTGACGCATGTGGAAGACCGTCCTCTACAAAATGGTGAAAAAGGTGCGGCACATGCCATCAAATCATTGTCAGCTGCAGCAGAACACATTAAGGCTGGTAATAAATCATCCGAACTAACCACAAAATATGATGGTTCACCAGCACTTGTTTATGGTCATCATCCAAAGACTGGTAAATTCTTTGTTGCATCAAAGTCCGCTTTCAATAAGACACCAAAGATTAACTACACACCAAAAGATGTAGATATGAATCATGGCCACGCACCTGGTCTGGCCGCAAAACTAAAAGATGCACTAACACATTTACCTAAGATTGCACCTAAGAGTGGTGTGTATCAAGGTGATATGATGTTTGGTACAGACAAAGAAGATAAGAAAACTGAAAAGGGTGGCGGTACATCATTTCATCCAAATCCTTCTGGTCTAACATATACTGCACACGGAACACACGAAGGTGGAGTTAAGAAGGCAAAAATTGGTGTTGTAACACACTTATCATATCAAGGTAAAGATGCTGCAAGTCTAAATGCATCACATGAAGTAGACCACGAAAACTTCAATAAACACTCTGATGTATTCTCTGTTGATCCAAGAATGGACACATCAAAGGTGCATTTCAGTCCAGAAGAACAAAAGAAATTCACTAAACATATTACTGCAGCTCAAGCAGTACATGATACACATGGCGGTGACATGTATGCTGGTACTAGTGAACACCATGGTGTTGGTGGTTCATTAGAAACTTATATTAATCACACTGTACGTACAGGTGAAGAATCTAACCATAAAAACTTTAAGTCTTGGTTGGAAACAAACAAAAATAAAGCAATCGACAAACTTAAAGTCGAAAAGAACAAGAAGGTCAAACAATCAGCTTTAAAAGATGAATTGGGTAAAGTTGAACGTAATAAAAAACATTACAACAATCTTTTCAAAATGCATGGTGAGTTACAGAAGGCTAAAGATACACTTATTGGTGTTATGAATCAACACCAAGAATTTCAACACACACACGGCGGAGAATCTGCGAATCCTGAAGGATATGTTTTTCATCACGGTAAAGAATCTGATAAGTTAGTTAACCGTGCGGAATTCTCTCGTAGAAATTTTGCTGGAATAAGAAACATATGAAAAAGTTTTTAGAAAAGTTACAAGAAGATGCACAGACCCACACACCTGTGGTGATGGCGTTTGGTCGAATGAATCCTCCAACTATTGGCCACGCTAAAGTGGTTGATAGAGTGAAACAACTTGCAAAAGACTACAAAGCACCACACCACATTATTGTGTCACATTCTATGGACACAAAGAAGAATCCATTAGACATTGCAAGTAAAATCAAACACGCAAAGAGATTCTTCCCTGACACAAACATTACCGGTTCAAGTAAAGAGAAACCAACATTTTTACAACATGCAGCTGCACTACATCAAGCAGGCCATGACCACTTGATAATGGTTGCAGGTTCAGACCGTATTCCAGAATATGAACAAAAGTTAAACCAATACAATGGCGAAGGTCCAGGTAAACTATTCAACTTTAAAAAGATAGAAGTTAAATCTGCTGGCCAACGTGACCCCGATGCAGAAGGTGCAGAAGGTATGTCTGCTTCCAAGATGCGTGACCATGCAAAGAGTGGTGATTTCAATTCGTTCAGACAAGGTGTTCCTGCACATGTTCCAGACAATCATGCTAGAGCATTGTTTCGTGATGTTCGTAAAGGTATGGGATTGAATGAAGAATTCAATCGTGGACTATTTAAAGCAATCTTTGTGACTGGTGGACCAGGTTCAGGTAAAGACATTATTATACGTGAAGCAATTGCTGAAAATAAAGCAGTAGAATTGAATTCAGTGCAAGCATTTGACTTATTGATGGACAAACAAAAACTGTCCGAAAAAACAACCGACTATCGTAGAGAAGCTATTCGTAACCGTGGTCCACTAATTATTAATGGACCTGCTGATGACCACACTAGAATAATTACTATTAGAGAAGAACTAGAAGAATTTGGTTATGAAACTGTTATGGTATTTGTTGATACAACCAATGAAGCCAGTAAAGAACGTAATGAGAAGTTGACCAAGTCAATTTCAGAATCAATTAGATATGATAAGTGGCAATTAGCACAAACTTCAAAAGAAGCATATCGTCAGAATTTTTCCAATTTTATAGATTTCAATAATAGTTCAACCTTCGAAGAAATTCAAGAAGACATTACTGACACTTACGGAAAAATAAATAGGTTCATCGAGGACAAAAATTACAATGAAATTGCGTTCTCTTGGTTGGAAAGTCGTGGTAAAATTAGTATCACATCATTATTTAAGGAAAATGAAAATGTTAAGAAAAATTCTAGATTTTTTGAAAGTTACAAAACCAAGCGCACCAGTGGAAGTCCAACTCTCAACACCGGTACCGGTCCAAGAGCCGAAGGTCCAGGAAGTGAACTCCCAGATAATCGTGCAGGAGACATTAACGCCGACAACATCAAGTGGGATGGAAACAAAAAGCGAGGAAGTTACACCTTCAAAACCTACAGTGAAGAAGGCCCCAGCCTCAAAGTCAGTCCAATCCCCAAAGAAGACAACTTCTCCAAGGACAAAGAAAAAGTAAAACGTAATCGTTTCAGAGATTCACCAACTGTTAATCAACGTATGAGAAACATAACAACAGTTGGTCCAGAATTTGATACACGCCAACAGGGAACAGTATACCCTATGTCTGGTCTAGGCGATGTAACATATAGAGAACATGTAGATTTCAAAAACTTTAGAGAGTCGCATAATGATCCTGCCGATTCTGAAATGGGTGTTTACGGTGTATTGGGCGGTGCAACAAATAAAGAACCAATGGAAAATCCAAGAGATAAATTTGGTTCAAGTTCAATAAAGAAAAAAAAGAAATGAAAAAATTCACAGAGTTTGTAAGAGAGTCCACACCAGAAACATCACATCATGATGCTCAAGAAATCAAACGTCAAAAGACACACTTGATGGACAAAGCAAAAGAGTATGGTGACCAAGCACAAAAAGAAAAACAGTTCGGCCACGGCGGAGCAGCAGAAGCTAAAGGTGAGACTATGGTTGCAGCTGCAAAAAACATTAAAGGAGATTAATATGATAAACTTAAGAAAAAACGATGCACTTGCTGATGCGGTAAAAGAAATTTTACAACAAGAGGCACTAAAAGGCAATCAACATTTAATTGATAAAAACAAGAACAATAAAGTTGATGCACATGATTTCAAAATTCTTCGTGGCGAAAAGAAAACCGTCAAAGAAGAAGAAACCGTTGAAGAAGGTCTTAAAGATATTGCCAAGAAAGCTTTCAAAGCTTTGACTGGTGGTTCAGATGAAGACCAGTTAAAAGCACTTCAAAAAAGAACGGGTGTACCACAAACTGGTAAAAAACCAGTAAAAGAAGAAGTTCAAGGTAAAACTTTGAAGCAATTCAAAGAAAATGCATTTGACTGGAAAAAGAAATCAGAACCACAACCAAACGGCGGTTCAGGTGTCAAACAAGGTTCTCGTTACGGTGGTTCTAAACAAAAAGATAAACCAGAACAGGAAACAGACGAAAAAAAGTAAATGAGGCAAAGGGACCAACCAGTCAAGAAGACGGACCTTTTGTCTCTAGTATTAATGATACACACGATTTAAAACCACTGAACCATGCAAGGTACTTGGCCAAAAAATCTTTAAATAGAGTTCAAAAAGAAATGATGAACAAATAAGGCACAATAATGAGCAAAGCACAAACATTAAAATCTATAGTTAAAAGGGGGGGTGCAGAGAAGCCTTCTTTTGGAACTAATCCTTGGGATCCATGGTCCGCAAAAGCTAATATTGCGGAAGATGCTGCTTTGGATCAATATTTGACTTCTAGAGGTATCAATCCAAAACATGTTTCTAAAGACCAAAAGGTTGCACATTCCAAGATGGGACAATTCATCAAATGGAAAAGAGACCACATGTCAGAAGCTGTAGATAGAAAAGATACAATTATCTTTGATATACCTTTGTTGATTCGTGTATTAGAGTTTGCTCGTGAAGAATTAAAATCGGATGTACTTCTACATAAAATGGTAGAAAGACTGATTTCAATTCGTGGCAAGGGAACTTTGACCATGAATCAGTATGGTAAAATTATTAAAGAAGAAGCTGAATCTTTAGGTGAATCTTTTCCTGAATATGGTGAAAGAGCCAATAAACTTTTAAAAAGAAGTCATGAACTGTATGATAAATCTCGTTCAGAACCAGACGCTTCAAAGAAAAAAGAAATGGCTTCTAAGTCAACAAGAGCTCATGGTATTTTCATGAAAGCCAAAGAAAAACACTTGAGTCGTCATCCTGAAGATGCAGAATCTTTACGAAACAAAACAATGTCTGGCGCAAGCAAAGATTATACAAGTGGCAAAAGATGGACTGGTGATTCTGTTGAACACTCAGATGATACGAATGTCATTTCTGAAATCAGTTCAGAAACATTGCAAAGTTATAAAGATAAAGCGATGAAGTCTTCTGATGATTTGGCTTCAAAAGGCCAATATAAAAAATCGAACGACCGTCTGTTGAATCACATGAAGGCCACAGGCAAACAAATTGACAAGACAACTGCTTCGATTAAAAAATCTTTAAATAAAGAAAATACACAAGACCCGATGGCCGCATCATCAATGCCTAATGACGGTGCAAATAGTCCCGATGATGTTGAACAACCAAAGAATAAAAAGTTGATTCAAATGTCTAAGTCTGCTCGAATCATTAAATCCATCTATAAAAGGAAGGGAATGAAAGAGGAAATTTATGACCATGAAAAGGAAGACAAGTCTGTTGCAACTTATGGTAAAAAACCAAAAATGCAAAGTGTAAGTACTGATTTAGAAGAACCACAAGCCGCAGCCGTATTAACAGGCGGCACTACCTTGACTGGTGAAAAAAGAGATACCATCGAAATCGACCCTATGTTGAAGATGCGTAAACCAGTTTCTGGAAAAAGATAAATAGTAAATATAACCCACGGTTAAAAGGAGAATAACATGTCATCTTGGGGAAATAACGATAACGCAGCTAATGCACCATATTGGGCTGTTGAGACAGTACAAACAACAAATGCGCCAGTTGCATCCGCACCAACAGCAGCAAACGTTGCACTGTTGTATGGTAATACACAATTCCAGGCATATACACAAGGTATGACTGTTGGATTGTTCATGGTAGATGCTACAGAAACCACTGCTGGTGGTGATAATGTAGTAGATATCTCATTGTCAAATCAAGGTTCTGGATATGTCGAAGCACCTGGTGTTTCTATTGTAGCTAGTGCTGGTGCATATAGTGCAACTGCAACCGCTACTATTGCTGCTGGCCTGGTGAGTAACATCACAGTCGCAAACACAGGTGTTGGTTACACATCAACTCCAGCAGTTACAATTCAAGTTCCAGTATTAACTGTTCCAACAGCTTCAGTAATTGCTGCTAATAACGTAGTAATGTATACTGCTCACGGTCAAGCAAATAGTGCTGCTCTTATTTTCAACTGGGGTGGTACTGCTAACATTGCTGGTTTAACAAATGCAAACACATATTATGTTGTGCCTGTTGATGCAAATAGATTCTCATTAGCAACAACTGCTGCGAATGCTGCAAACAACGTTGTTATTGATATCACATCTACCGGTGAAACAGGACAATTCTTTACGATTGTTGATGGTGTACGTGCAACAGCAATTGCAAGTCGTGGTTTAAGTCAAAGTGTTAGTGGTGCAGAACACGCAACACACATTGGTTGGAACATAAAAACAGTTGGTTCCGGTGGCCGTGCAGGTCGTGTTCAATACGAAACGTTAGTTGCCATTTCCGAAGTTATAGGTGATGGTTCAGACGATATTTCTTTACCTGACGCTTAATAAAAGGGGCTTCGGCCCCTCTATAATATGTTCGATGAATTGAATGAAGATAATTTTATGATGTATGCTGCAAAATGCTATACATCACCACATTGCATTATGTCGGAATTTGAGGGAGATATTAAAAGAACAAAATACCTGAAAAGGTTATTTCGTAGATATAAGGTCACAAAATCCCTCAAAGAACGATTAATTATAAACCATATCATTTTATTGAATAATGTTTTTGGTCCGGAAGCAACGGCAAGAATATTGTTCTATAAGACTGATGAACGTGATTATGATATTCTAAAGACTTTTTTAGATTATCTAGATATCATGCCTGATTTTGTTTATGGTATTAATGGAAAAACTATATCATCATCCGATTTACCACTAGATATGAATGTCGCAGAGATATTAAGAAACATATGAAAAAATTCAACGAATACATCAACGAAGTTAAAGAACCAACTGGTGACCTAAAGAAGGCTTGTTGGACTGGTTATACTGCTGTCGGAACAAAAAAGAAAAATGGTAAAACCGTTCCTAATTGTGTTCCAGAAGAAGTTGTTAAGGAAGGTCATGGTCCTTGGGGCAAAATGACACAAGATAAATTGGATAAGATTGCAAAAGCCAAAAAACGTGAAGAAAAAGAAAAAGGTGTTCTGAGAAAACCTGGATCAACGTTACGAAAAGATACAACTAATTATGTTGCTAAAGTAAATAAACTTTCTGAGGAAGAACTAGAAGAAAACCATATTGCTATCGCCATGGGTAAAGAAATGGATGATGAAGGTAGTATGATTATGAATCAACTGGATCACATGGAACGTTCCATCAACATGATGCGTGGTGTGGTTAAGGATCCAAATATGCAGATACCTGCTTGGGTTCAATCTAAAGTAACATTAGCTGCAGATTATATTGAAACAGCTGCTGGTTATATGTCCAGTAAAAATGAAGAAGTTGACTTAGAAGAAACTGCTGCATGGCAACGCAAAGAAGGCAAAAGAGAATCTGGTGGTTTGAATCAAAAAGGTGTTGATTCTTATCGTAGAGAGAATCCAGGTTCCAAACTAAAAACAGCTGTGACAACAGAACCATCAAAATTAAAAGCAGGTTCAGCTGCAGCGAATCGCCGCAAATCATTCTGTGCTAGAATGTCTGGTATGAAGAAAAGATTAACTTCAGCGGCAACTGCTAAAGATCCAGATTCTCGCATCAACAAATCCTTACGTAAATGGAATTGCTAATGAAAACATTTCAAGAATATATTACAGAAAAAGGTAGATGCTGGACTGGTTACAAACCTGTTCGAGGCAAAAAGGCATATTCTGATAACAGTTGTGTGAAAGAAGAAGGTATGGCAGCTGCACCAACCAATACTGTTGGTGGTGGAAACATTGCTGGGTCGGGTGGCGCAGGTGGAGAACCAGGTGTTTCTAAGAAAAGAAATCCAGTAATGTCATTCGTCAAACGCAAACAACCAAATATGTAACATGTGGATATTGCAATGGTTACCTAATTGGATATTCTACGCCGTCTTAATAGCCGGCGTTTTTGGTGTGGCCGCATCATATTTTATTAGATTCTTATCATTCATACCATTCCTTTACGTTTATAAAACACCAATACAATTAGGTTCTATTGCTGCGATTGTGATTGGTACATTCATGGCTGGCGCAATCCACGATAATGAACAGTGGGAAGCAAGAGTGCGAGAGATGGAAGAAAAAGTTGCTGCATCTGAAGCACAATCAAAGGAAGAAAATATTAAGATTGTTGAGAAAGTGGTAAACAAGGTGCAAATTGTTAAGACCCGTGGTCAAGACATTGTTAAATATGTGGATAGAGAAATTGTAAAGTATGACACAAAATTTGCTCCAGGTGGTGTATGTGAGATACCAAAAGAATTCGTAGAAGCTCACAATAGAGCAGCAGAGGCACCAAAATGAATGAGAGAACAACAGAATATTTAATATGGGCTATCTTTATTGTTGTAATCGTGTTTATGATGGGCTGTTCGACAACTGTTCCAGTTACCGCTAAATTTCCAGAGGTACCTGAGAAATTGAAACAGAAATGTCCTCAATTAGAAAAATTAGTAGATGATCCAAAGTTAACAGACATAAGCAAAACAGTTACAATAAACTATACAACATACTATGAGTGTGCGGTGAAAAATGATGCATGGATTGAATGGTATGAAATACAGAAACGAATATTTGAAGGTGTGAAATGACAGAAGAACAAGAACAAACTAAAGAACGCACTGGTTGGATTATTACATTTTTGGCTGCATTTTTGGCTATCACATCATTACTTGATGGTGGCAATTCATCACAGATTTTAGATAACACGATTGAAGCAAACAATGTTTGGTCTTTCTATCAAGCAAAAAGCATTAAACAGTCATTAGCTGAAATAACATACGATAATGCTGTTCGTAATGGCGACAAAAGAAAAGCCGAAATTATGAAGGTTAAAATAGAACGTTACGAATCAGAACCTTCATCAGGTGAAGGTAAAAAAGAATTGATGGCCAAGGCTCGTGCAATTGAAGCTGAGAGAGCAGTAGCGGAACTAAGAAGTCCTTGGTACACATACTCTAATGCTTTCTATCAAATTGCAATTGTTATATTAGCTGCATCTATGTTGACGTTGAATAAAAAAATGTATTGTATTGGTATCGGTCTTGGTGCTTTTGCAATATTATTAATGTCACAAGGTGCTTTTTTATGGTTACCGATAATATTATAAGGATTGAAAATGGAATTAACAAAAGAACAATTAAAACAATTACTTCCAAAAAACCCATATATTGATAACTGGCATCACGCCTTATCAATTCTATTACCAGATTATGAAATCAATACACCTCAGAGAATGGCTGCTTTCATAGCACAATGCTCACATGAGTCTGGTGGTTTCATGGTTCTTAAAGAAAATCTAAATTATAAAGCAGCATCACTACGTAAACTGTTTGGTAAGTATTTTCCAAATGATGAGATTGCACAGCATTATGCTGCCAAGCCAAACAAACAAGAAGCAATCGCAAACAAAATCTACGCTAGCCGTATGGGTAACGGAGATGAGGCGTCTGGTGATGGATACAAGTTCTGTGGCCGTGGTTTAATTCAATTGACCGGCCGTGACAACTATACTTTCTTTGCAGGCAGTCTCGATATCACAGTAGAAGAAGCATCAGAATATCTACAGACATTTGAAGGCGCAGCACAATCTGCTTGCTGGTTCTGGGAAACAAATAAGTTAAATCAGTGGGCTGACAAAGGTGATATCGTCACATTGACAAAACGTATCAATGGTGGAACGATTGGCCTTGAAGACCGCATCAAACATTATGAACATGCACTTCACGTTTTTGGAGTATAGTATGAAAAAAATATTATTCATACTTGCATTGTTACCTTGTTTGGCATTTGCACAAAAAGCACCACAAGGTGTTACGTATGACGCACAAATATTAAGAGTAACGGATGGCGATACAGTTGTTATCGCCGCACCCTTTCTGCCTGCACCCCTTAAGCCCGAACTTGCGGTACGAGTCTATGGAGTCGATACTCCGGAAAAAGGATTTAGAGGTCAATGCGATAGTGAAAAACAACGTGGTGAAGCCGCTTCCGTTTTCACTAAAGGTCTCATTAACGCCAGCCAACAACGACAAGTCATTCTTTACAGTTGGGATAAATTCGGTGGTCGTGTATTGGGTGATATCATTCTAAACGGTCAAAGTCTCCGGACGCAATTGATTGCCAACGGATTTGCTCGTGAATATTACGGTGAAGCTAAAACTTCTTGGTGTAATTAAGGAAAAAACATGAACGACAAAAAACTATTATATGTAGCAATCGCAATGATTATTTTACCTTTATCATTGGCATTTTTTGGCGGTGATAGATTCCGTTATCCATGTCAAGACCCTGATAATTGGGACAAAGAATTTTGTAAAATGCCAAGATGTGATGTGACAAGAACTTGTCCAGAACATATTTTTAAAGGACAGAGGGATCCAAGATTGGGTCCACCAACAACAAGAGTTGAACCTATGGGCCAAACTCCTGCACCAGCACAATGTACAACACCAACACAAGGAGCGAATTGTGGAAAATAATAATAATTTCATGTATACAGAAGAGCAGTTAATGGCTCGTCTAAAATTCTTTATCGGTATTTGTTTGGCATTAACATTGACAGGTATTGTATTTGTCGTGTTATACTCCATTATCTTTGTAACTCAACCATTAAATGCAATTAGTCCTATTGACCAAAAATTCTTTGAGTTGATTATTCCTATTGCAACATTCTTAACTGGTACTCTATCGGGCATTATGTTAGCCGGTAATGATAAAGACCTTAGAGCAAAGGCACTAGATGCAGCAAATAAACCACCAACCGTTTCAGGACCACCACCAAATGCACCGTCAACTAATGCACCAAGCAACAATGCAACATTTGGCACACCAACGCCAAGTGCAGCAACATTTGCACCAGCAGCACAAGTTGTCACAGGATTTGGAGGCAAACCAGCGCCTGCACCAGCCCCACAACCAGAAATCTAAATAGATGGACTCATTAAAAAGTATGCTATCAGATGGTGTCAATGGCACCATCTCTAGCAAAAGAGTTGTCACACTGTTAGCATTTGTAATGTGTGCATCAGGTTTTATTACTATGCTATATGGTCATCCTATAGATTCTAAAATTTACGATTCAATGATGTACATTGTAATTGCAGGTTTAGGTTTCACAGCATCAGAAAAGTTTACTAAAAAGGACGAAAAATGAAAAATTATATATTTGTAGCAGGATTGTGTTTCGCACTTAGTGTCGGCGCAGCAGAAACAAAAAAAGTTTGTGTTGATGTAAAAGATAAACAAGGTCAAGTTGTTAAAGACAAAGCTGGCAAACCAAAACAAAATTGTAAAGAAATGAAAGTTCACAAGAAACTTGAAGGCACAGAAGTTCCTGTGAAAAAATAATGGCGTATTCCGATAAGGTAATTGACCATTATGAGAACCCACGAAATGTGGGTAAGTTTGATATAGATGAAAATGTTGGAACAGGCATGGTCGGTGCGCCTGCGTGTGGTGATGTTATGAAGTTACAGATTAGGGTTGAAGATGATATTATTAGAGATGCTTGTTTCAAGACATATGGATGCGGTTCAGCAATCGCAAGTTCATCCTTGGTTACAGAGTGGATCAAAGGTAAAACTTTGGATGAAGCTTCTACTATTAAGAATTCTGATATCGCAGAAGAATTAGCATTACCACCTGTTAAAATACATTGTAGCATACTTGCAGAAGATGCTGTGAAAGCGGCCATTAACAATTATAAAGGTAAACATGTTAACAGTAACTGAAAATGCTATTGAACAAATAAAAGAAATTTTATTGGAAGAAGAAAGTTCGAAATACGTCAGAGCCTTTATCGAAGGCGGTGGATGCTCTGGTTTTAATTATGGTTTCATGATAGAGGATGCTAAGAATGAGGATGATTTTGAAGTGACTGAAAAATTACTTGTTGATTCTGCCAGTATGCAATATTTCTCTGGTGCAACAATAGATTATAAAAAAGATAGACTAACAGGATCACAATTTGTGATTACCAACCCAAATGCCAAATCCACATGTGGATGCGGCAGCAGCTTTAGTGTATAAGAAAGAACTAAATGGCCACTACAGTAGAAAGAATAGGCATCGTTGAAACTAAGGTAGAAAACCTTAATGAAAAAATGGATGACCTAAAAGTTGATGTTAAAGAGATGCATGATTGCCTTGATAAAACACGGGACGCTTTGAGTGAAAAACTGGAAGAAATGTATAATGCATCCTGTACTCAACATACCGAACTAGCAAGGAAGATTGGTGACCTGGAAAAAGTCAGACAAAAGGTAGTATGGATGGCTGCCGGTGCCGTGGCCTTTGCTGGAATACTTTCCGGCCACTTAGAAAAAATACTTGCATTTTTACATTAATTGGTGTATAATCTAGTTTCTTGTAAACTTCACACCATTTTGTTATGTCCGTTTTTATTGATAGAACCTTTCTGCTAAGGGTATCCCCGAAGCTTCAAAAATTCACACAGAAAAAGGATAACCTGTATAACTTCAGGTGTCCTCTCTGTGGCGACTCAAGCAAGAACAAAACCAAAGCTCGTGGTTATGTTTACGAAAAAAAGAACAATTACTTTTATATGTGCCACAATTGTGGTGCATCTACCTCCTTTTATAATTTCCTGGAGAAGGTTGATCCAAACCTAGTTAAAGAATATGCACTTGAACGGTACAAGAATGGTGAACAGGGACGTGACAATTACGTTAAACCAACTTTCGATGAATTCAAACCTGAAACCCCGAAGTTTCGTGTTAAATTCGATATTCCATCGGTCGAATCGTTACCAGAAGAACATTTTGCGAAAGTGTATGTCAAATCCCGCAAAATACCAGAGTCGTTCCATGCACACCTATATTTTGCACAAGACTTTAAAGGCTTTGTTGAGAGCCTGCAAATAGAGAAAGATGGACTCAAAGAAGATGACCCTAGATTGGTAATACCATTCTATGATGAAGATAAAAATCTTGTGGCATTTCAGGGTCGTGCATTAGGTGAATCTAAACTAAGATATATCACAGTAAAGACAGACAAAGATAACCACAAGTTATTCGGGACTGACCGGATCAACACGGAAGACATGATATATGTTGTGGAAGGTCCTATTGACTCTATGTTTCTGGAGAATGCCGTTGCAACTGCGGATTCAAATCTGATGGCTGCTTCCAAGCACTTCGACAAGTCTAAGATTGTCTTGGTGTATGATAATGAACCAAGAAACAAAGAACTACATAATCAGATGGACAAGGCTATCGAGGAACACTACAATGTGGTAATCTGGCCTGAAATGATTGAAGAAAAAGATGTGAATGATATGGTTTTGAATGGCTTCTCACCAGACGAAATTCAAGATATCATAAGTAAACATACCTTTGTAAATCTGAGAGCAAAGATGGAATTTATTAATTGGAAAAAGACTTGAATGGAGATTTGTTATGAATGTGAAATTGATATCATACACACAGGGTATAGACGGTAAAGATTTGTTAGAACAGGTTGCATTTGCAGCCAGAGTCTCAAATCCTGCCAATCAAAATAATACCGAAACATCTGAAAAGTTGGTTCGTTATCTTATCAAAAATCAACATTGGTCACCACTAGAAATGGTGAACGTATGTTTGGAAATAAACACAACACGGGATATAGCAAGACAAATTTTAAGGCATCGTTCCTTTTCCTTTCAGGAATTTAGTCAACGATATGCGGAGGCGACTCAATTAGGTTTTGAACTAAAAGAAGCAAGGATGCAAGACTTGAAGAATCGTCAAAATTCAGTTGTAGTTGATGCAGCTGATGAAGATGCAAGATTACTTGCTATAGAATGGGAACGTGCTCAGAAACGTGTACTGTATGCGGTTGAAAAGGAGTATAAGTGGGCTATTGAGAACGGTATTGCAAAGGAACAAGCGAGAGCAGTACTGCCAGAGGGTATGACAGGTTCACGTTTGTATATGAATGGAACGCTTCGTTCTTGGGTTCACTATATACAACTCCGAAGCGCAAACGGGACACAGAAAGAACATCAAGATGTTGCATTGGCTTGTGCTGATGTTATTGAGCCAATTTTCCCCATGATTAAGGAGTACACCAATGGACAGTAAGAATGATGTAAGAGTTTTTATGGATGCATGTGACCAAAAGGCAAGAGATTTTGGACCACAATCTGAACTGTATGTAGACCTGATAATGGAAGAATTTAGGGAACTTATTACAGCATATGGCAACAGAGACCCCGTAGAGATTGCTGATGCTTGTGCTGATTTGAAATGGGTAATTGAGGGTTTAGAACACACACTCAATATACCACAACAAGAAGTTTGGAACGAAGTTGCACGTAGCAATTTGGCCAAAATTTCTGAAAACGGAAAAGTAATAAAAAGAGAAGATGGCAAGGTATTAAAACCTGAAGGATGGACGCCACCTAACATTCAAGCAATTATAAGAAAGTAAAAATATGGAATATATGGGTATCAAAATAGACTTGGAAAAAGATAAACTATTTGATGAATTAGGAATTAAAAGATTACAAGAGTCTTACATGCGTGATGATGAAACATCACCACAACAGAGGTTTGCATATGTATCATCGTCATTCGGAAGTAATCCTGAACACGCTCAGCGCCTTTACAATTACTCCGCTAATCATTGGCTCAGTTATAGTACTCCAATTCTTAGCTATGGGCGTTCTAAGCGTGGTATGCCTATATCGTGCTTTCTTAACTATATTGAAGATACTGCGGAGGGTCTAGTTGATAATCTTAGCGAAACTAATTGGCTTTCTATGCTTGGCGGTGGTGTTGGTATTGGCTTCGGTATACGTAGTGCAGACGACAAGAGTACTGGTGTTATGCCGCACCTCAAAATTTACGATGCTTCATCTCTTGCTTACCGTCAGGGTCGTACTCGCCGTGGAAGTTATGCTGCTTATCTTGATATCAGTCATCCCGACATTATATCATTTTTAGAAATGCGTAAACCTACTGGTGATCCTAATGTACGATGCATGAATCTACACCATGGTGTTAACATCACTGATGATTTTATGAAACTGATTGAAAACTGTATGTTGGATTCAGAAGCAGATGATTCATGGCCTTTGGTTGATCCAAAATCAGGAATAGTGCGTGAAACAGTTTCCGCCAAAGCTTTGTGGCAACAAATCTTAGAATTACGTATGCACACCGGTGAACCTTACATTCATTACATTGATACTAGTAATAAAATGTTACCTCAATTCCTAAAAGATAGAGGATTAAAAGTACATCAATCAAACCTATGTTCTGAAATTATTTTACCAACAAATGAGGAAAGAACTGCTGTATGTTGTTTATCATCTTTAAATTTGGAGCACTATGATGATTGGAAGAATGATACCTTGTTCCTTAAGGATGTTGCTGAAATGCTCGATAACGTTCTGGAGTTTTTTATTGTTAATGCACCTGATACCATTTCCAGGGCTATACACTCTGCTAGTCGTGAGCGTTCTATTGGCATTGGTGCCTTAGGTTTTCATGCTTACTTGCAGAAGAACAATATTGCATTTGAAGGTGTAATGTCAAAAGTTACAAATAATCAAATATTTAAACACATAAGGAGTAAATTAGATGAGGCTAATCAAATTCTTGGAAAAGAACGAGGGGAAGCTCCTGATGCTGTCGGCACTGGCCAGCGCTTCAGTCACCTTATGGCTATTGCTCCAAATGCTTCTTCGTCTATCATTATGGGAAACACTAGCCCTAGTGTTGAGCCTTACCGTGCTAATGCTTACCGTCAAGACACTTTATCAGGCGCATTTCTAAACAAGAATAAACATCTAGATAAAATTATCCAAAAACACGCTGAGATTCATCCAAACGGATGGTCAGATGAAGTCTGGAGTAGTATCATGGCGAATGATGGTTCTGTACAACATTTAGAATGGTTGGATGAAAATGAGAGAGCTGTATTTAAAACATCCATGGAAATTGACCAACGTTGGGTTATCGAATTGGCTGCTGACCGCCAACAATACATTGACCAAGCACAATCATTAAACTTGTTCTTCCGTCCAGATGCACATATCAAATACATTCACGCCATACACTTTATGGCATGGAAAAAAGGATTGAAAACGCTTTACTACTGCCGTTCAGAAAAGATTGGCAAGGCAGATAAGGTATCTAAACGTATTGAACGTCAAGTTATTAAAGAATTGGACATGGTTCAAGTAGCACAAGGAAATGATTGCATTGCTTGTGAGGGATAAATGAAACCCACTATCGCTATATTCTTACATCAACCAAAATGTTCGGTACAATCTGGTAATGGAATAATTAAAGCACTAGAGACACATTACAACTTTAAAATATTTACAAAGCATGAACTAGAAAGTGATTTCTTTGATAATGTCGATATTGTTGCTTTTCCTGGTGGTTTGGGTGATAGTGATAGTTTTGATTTTTTATTTAAAGATAATCGTAGTCGCATTTCTGATTTTATTCATAATGGCGGCCGCTACCTGGGAATTTGCATGGGTGCTTATTGGGCTGGTAATAGTTATTTCAATTTTCTTGATAATGTAGAAGTTGAACAATATATAACACGACCAAATACCGACACACGTAGGCCTCATGCAAAGAACTTAAAAATTGAATGGTTGGGTAAACAGGAGAAGATGTTCTTTTATGATGGTTGTGCCTTTGGACCAGGACAGTATGAAATTATTGCAAAGTATATGAATGATGATCCGATGGCCATTATTCAGAACAGGATAGGTTTAATTGGTTGTCATCCTGAAAGTCAACCACATTGGTATAAATCATATAGTTGGATGAGAGGCCTCTATCACAATGGAGAACATCATAAACTATTATTAGAATTCACAAATAAATTAATGGAGAGATAAGATGAAGATATTAAGATTTACAGCATCATGGTGTGGGCCATGCAAATCATTATCAATGAATTTAGAACAAGCAAATTTACAAATGCCAATTGAAGTTATTGATATTGATGTTCAGTCCGATGTTGCAGTTGAATATGGAATTCGTGGTGTACCGACATTAGTGATGTTGGATGAAAACATTGAGGTTAAACGATTGGTTGGTTCTAAAACCATCACAGAACTAAAAGAGTGGGCTACAGTATGATTAAAAAAGTTGATTCAAGACTTACAGATGAAAGAAACAGTTTTAAACCTTTCAATTATCCATGGGCATATGATGCTTGGTTGAAACATGAACAATCACATTGGCTTCACACAGAAGTTCCAATGATGGAAGACGTTAAAGATTGGAAAAAGAAACTAAGCAAAGAAGAAAAACAATTTCTTACACATATCTTTAGATTCTTTACACAAGGCGACATTGACGTTGCTGGTGGTTATGTAAAGAACTATTTACCATATTTCCCTCAACCAGAAGTTCGCATGATGTTGTTAGGTTTTGCTGCAAGAGAAGCATTACACGTTGCTGCTTACAGTCATCTAATCGAAACACTTGGTTTACCAGAAGCCACTTATAACCAGTTCTTAGACTATCAAGAAATGAAAGATAAACACGATTATGTGTTAGACCTTTCCTCTAAGAATGGTGATGCCGCTTCAACTGCAACCCACATCGCCGTGTTCAGTGCTTTCACTGAAGGGATGCAGTTGTTCTCCTCTTTCATCATGTTATTGAACTTTCCACGCACAGGTAAGATGAAAGGTATGGGACAGATTGTTACTTGGTCAATTGTTGATGAAACACAACATGCTGAGTCAATGATTAAATTATTCCGTACCTACATAGAAGAAAACAAAGAGATATGGAATGATGAACTTAAAGGCCGTATTTACAGCATTGCAGAAAAGATGGTTGAATTGGAAGATAAGTTTATTGACCTCGCCTTTTCTATGGGCGCTATGGACGGTCTATCTAGTGAAGATGTCAAAAAGTACATTCGTTATATTGCTGATAGGCGCCTTATATCTCTTGGTCTTAAAGGCATTTTTAAAGTGAAGAAGAATCCATTACCTTGGGTTGAAGAAATGATTAACGCACCAACACACACAAACTTCTTTGAGAACCGTGCAACTGATTATGCTAAAGGTGCATTGTCCGGAGATTGGGGCGATGTGTGGGCAAACTAAAGGAAACATATGACAACAAGAACAATAACAGCGGAGTGTAGTAACTGCGAATCCAGTTACGATGTAATTTTTATGGAAGAACTAGTATCAGAAGAATTACCTGAGTTTTGCCCGTTTTGTGGCGAAACGATTGATTCATTATCCGAAGACGAATATATAGAGGATGATGAACTCAATGATAATGAAAAATGGGACTGAACTGGACATATAAAGACAAAGAATTTATAGAAGAATTGATTGGTGACAATTATGGTTTTGTGTATCTTATAACCAACAATGCAACAAATAAAAAATACATTGGTAAGAAGTTTTTCTATTCCTCAAAGACTAGGCAAGTGAAAGGTAAGAAGAAACGATTCAAAGTTTCCTCTGACTGGCAAACTTATTACGGTAGTAACGAGGAATTGAAAAAAGATGTTATAATACACGGACTAGATTCGTTTAGCCGAGAAATTATACATCTATGCAAAAGCAAAGGTGAGTGTGGTTATCTTGAAGCAAAAGAACAGTTTGTAAATGGTGCTCTGGAGACAGATGATTATTACAATTCTTGGATTATGGTTAGAGTAAGAAAATCACACATTAAAGGATTACAATGTTAGATTATTTGAAGGAGGTTGGTGGGGAATTTGATGCTTTATTTTTCTTGCCAATGGAAGAAGAAGATAGTATCAACATTATGACTAACAAATATAAAAATCCAGGACAACCAATAAAAGGAAACATAATTGGCGATTGGTGGCACATTTTGTTGTTTAAATGCAACGAAGAAAATGGCCAAGTCGAGGACCTTGATATCTTTGATGCCATATTTGCCGATCCTAGGGAATACATATCCGGACTGATTCCCCAAGGTTGGTATGGTTTAATTGCAAAGAAAACCACAACCTCCCACAATTTTTTAGATGATGCTATTGACAAATTCAAGTCAATGATGTAAAATATGGATATCTAAACTGAAAGTACATTATGATTCTTGTTGACCTTAACCAGGTATTGTTAGCCGGACTTATGGCACAAATTGCCAGTCAAAAAGGTGTTAAATTAGAAGAAGGCCTTATCAGACACATGGTCCTGAATATACTCAGGACTCACCTAAAGAACTTCCGAGAAGAATATGGTGAAGTTGTACTGTGTGCTGACAACCGTAAATACTGGCGCAAGGAATTCTTTCCTTTCTACAAAGCCGGCCGTAAAAAAACCAGAGAGAAGTCTGAACTCGACTGGCATTTAATCTTTGATATGCTTTCCAAGTTTAAGCAAGAGCTCAGAGATAATTTCCCATACAAAGTCATTGATGTTGAGGGTGCAGAGGCTGATGATATCATCGGTACACTTGTACCACGACATATCATGCATGAAAACATCCTAATCATTTCAAGTGATGGTGATTTCTTGCAATTACAGATGTATAACGGCCGAAGTGAGTATACCGTTAAACAATATAATCCTGCACAGAAGAAATTTCTCATTTCTAAGAATCCACTTGATGAATTGAAAGAAAAAATCATTCATGGTGATAAAGGTGATGGCATTCCAAATATTATTTCACCGAGTGACACATTTGTGCGTGAGATTCGTCAGAAGGTTATGACAGAATCCAAACTTACAAAATTCATGGGTCAAGACTATAGTGAATATGATGATGAAAATGCACATATCGGTTTTTCACGTAACCAGACGTTGATTGACCTAAGAAATATACCAGGTGATATACAGACTAAAATTATAAATACTTATGAAGAAACCAAACCAGCACCTAAAGGTAAGATACTGGATTATTTAATTACAAACAAACTGAAAAGTTTAATAGATGTTATTGGGGAATTTTAATGAAATCGCTATATGAAGTTTTTGATGAATTTGAACTGGCTAAGAATAAAAAAGAAAGAATGGATGTAATTTCTAAAAATCTTTCACAGTCATTGGTTGATGTATTGAAATTGGCTTATCATCCAGACATTCAATGGAAAATTAAAGAACTGCCAGAAAATTATCGTATACCAACAGATATGTTACCTGGTATTACACATGATAATATTAATGGACAAATACGTAGAATGTATATGTTCAGAGTTGGTGATCCAACCGCAGAAAAATTAAATGAACACCGTAGAAATGAATTACTAATTCAAATGTTAGAATCAATTGAACCACGGGAAGCAGAAGTTATATTGGGTATCTTCCAAAAAGATTTGGGAGTAAAAGGGTTAGACTATAAATTTGTAAAAGAGGCATTTCCAGACATGTTGCCATGACGAAAAAAGAAAACATCATTGTCTTATCAGGTGAATTCGATTACATAACTTATAATGATTTTAAATTATTAAAAACATGCAAATCTAAATGTGATTGGCTTGTTGTAGGAGTTCATTCTGACTCCTATATGGAGTTATGTCGAAATAGGACCAAAAGTACATTCGAACAAAGAAAAGAATTTGTAGAAAGTATTTCTTATGTTGATGAGGTGTTTGCTTTTAATGATTTTGATGGAACCTGCTGTAATTTACTAAAACTTATAAAACTATGTTATCCCGCATCCAATATAATCTATGTTTCAGAAACAAACGTAGAGGATATGCCAGAAGCTCGTATTCGTGGCATCACATTCACAACATTTGAAATTATTAATCAAGGAGTTTAATTAAAGTGTCTAAATTTTCTGGAAAGTTTCGCAACCAGCGAGACTATGATGATGAGAAGTATTTCCAAGAGGAAAACAGAAACAAAAAACGTCAGAAGCAACAACGAAAACAAAAGTACTACGATGAGTATGAGTCTTTTGAATCCAATCAAAGATATAACAAATCCCAAAAAATTAATTACTGATGTTGTAAATTAACAACACTACTATTGACACTCTTTGATGGATGGTGTATAATACAACCATTGTTTAGGAGATTTTTATGATGATATATGTTCGAATCGCAAAGTCCAAGAAAAAACTAGGACCAAAAGCTGTGCGTGAACAATACGATGCGTGGTTGAAATCACACCAAACATCGAAACCCATCAAATCCAAAAGCAATCAACTAACATATAAACTGTCGGCACCTGCCGGTCGTGAAACTGTGCATTATCCGTCATTAAATACAGGTAACGGTGTCGCTACTAAAGCAACACCGAAGGTTTACACTGGCACAAAAGTGATGGGAATAGCAACAATGCACAAATCAAACGCTGTTCCTGTGTTTAACAGTCAGGAAGCTGTAGAAATTTCAAAAATGAGGCGCTAAAATGAGTAAGAAAATGAGTTTTGTTGTAAAATTACAACGTCCTGTGTGTCGTACACCAATCAAGCCTGTACAAGCACATAAGAATGTCGTAAAATACAGTCGTAAAGATGAGAAAAAGACAATTTTGTCGCAAATTGCTGTTGTAGGAGACTAAAATGTCGCAAAACACTGAGCTAAAACAAGAACCGCAAGATCCTATTGACTGGAAATTGCTAGATGAAGTTGTCCGTAAGTGGGCAGTACTATCAGGACATGAAGATGACCAAGATTGGTACAGGAAAATGAAGGAATATTATGAGTAAGAGATATATTATTGATTTGCAAGAAGCGAATGACGGCACCGGCGATGCAATCTTACAATTTCCTGATGAATTGCTTGCTGAAACAGGCTGGAAAGAAGGCACTGTGTTAAATATGAGAGTTGAAGAAACTCCAACAGGCAATGTTATTATTATGACTGAGAAAAAATAATGGAATTACTTGAATCAAAATCACTTTTAGCCAAATTGATGGCAACCGAGAACCTTGTTGTTGAACAACGTCCGGTACCAACAGCATCTTTTGACGTTAAGAATCGGATTTTGACACTTCCGGTACTGGATAAAAATATCTCTAGTGCTCTTTATGACCTTTTTACAGGACATGAAGTTGGCCATGCTCTCTATACGCCTATGGATGGTATGTTGAAAGCAAGAGATGAAAAGGTTATCAGAGATGTATCTAATGTGGTTGAAGATTCCCGTATTGAACGCAAAATCAAATACAAATATCCAGGCCTTAAAAATTCATTCGTCAAAGCTTATGGTGAGCTTATGAGTAGAGATTTCTTTGGTATCAAAGGAACAGATATCAACAAGATGAATTTTCTTGACCGCATTAACCTGCACTGCAAAGGCGGCGCAGCATTACGTATTGAATTCAATGATGAAGAACGTGGTTTGCTTAATGAAGTTGAAACCACCGAAACCTATGATGATGTTATTGATGTATCGAAGAAAATTATCAAATACATGAAACGCAGATTAGAAGAAGAAGAACAAAAGCGTGCTAAAGCTAAAGCTGAAAACAATGATGATGGTGAAGATGAAGACGAATCAGAATATGAAGAAGTTGATTTTGATGACCAAGGCAATTCAAAAGAACAAACTTTTGAAGATGGTGAAGATGTAGAAGAACAAGAGGTTGAATCTAACAAACAATCTGATGGTGATGAATTTGATTCTGTAGAAGAAGATAAGAAAGTAAGTCTAGAAGACCAGATTCGTTCCTTTACTGATGCTGCCTATAAAGAAAACGAAAAGCAACTTTTTGACAATAGTTTGAGTAATATTATATACGCAAATATTCCATATTTTAATCCAAAAGATGTTGTTGACCACAAATATATTTGGAAAAGATACAAAGAAGAAAACTTCAGTTCTTCAACAGAAACATTCCTTAAAATTCGAAATGAAAGTAACAAAGTAGTTTCCTACCTTGTCAAAGAATTCGAAATGCGTAAGAATGCTGACCAACTGAAACGTACAACAACAGCCAAAACTGGTGAGTTGAATATGAGTAAAATTTACTCTTATGGTTTCAGTGAAGATATCTTCAAAAAAATCTCTGTTGTTCCTGGTGGTAAGTCACATGGTCTTGTTATGTTCCTTGATTGGTCTGGTTCAATGGTCGACCACATTGGTAACACAATGAAACAATTAATCAATTTGGTATTGTTCTGTAAGAAGATGAACATACCTTATGAGGTATACGCTTTTGTTGAAGATACTGATAGAGAAAAACTAACCAAACAAACACCAAAAGAAAATGACATATATTTCAAACCTTATGGTTTGATGAACCTATTATCATCTAGGATGTCTAGTTCCGAGTTCACTTATGCAGGTTCATCATTAGTTTGTATGGCTGGTCTAGGCAAAGTCCGTGGTTATTTCCCCCATTGGATGCATATGCAAGGCACACCCCTGAACCAAGCAATCGTTCATGCAATGACTATCGTTCCTGAATTTCAAAAGAAAAACAAATTACAGATTGTCAATACAATTTTTCTAACAGATGGTGAAAGTAATAATGCTAACCGTTATTTACAAAAAGATTCTTATTACGGACTAACAGATGTACACATGAAGTGTGAAAGATTAGTTATTCGTGATCCTGTTACCAAACACGAAGAAAAGATTGATGGTAAAAATGGTTATGAAGCACAGACAAATGCTTTCATTCGTTTGTTGAAAGCAAGAACTGGTTCGAATGTTATTGGTTTCTATGTTATCAATGGTAGAGATTTTAACCGTAAAGTGCATCAGTGGTTTCCGAAACAAATGAACCACGAAGAAATGAAGGACAACTTTAGAAAATCTAAGTTTGCCATTCTGGAGAATACTGGATATGATGAGTACTATATCTTGCGGTCAAACGGCCTAGATACCGATGAGGATTCTACTTTCGAAGTTAAAGAAAACTCAACCTTCAGAGGTATTGCCTCTGCATTTACGAAGTACAATAATGGCAAACATAACAGTCGTGTTGTACTGAATCGTTTTATTGGACTAATTGCATAAGGAGTTATTATGGAGATTTATTCAGAATATTATGGCGCAGGTAGAAAGGCTACCGTGACCAGACTAAACCGTGGTGGCCTAGATAGGCAGTTTGATGTTTATGAAGTTGCCTTATATATTGAAAACAAGGTAATACAAAGAACTACAATCCGCTCAGAAAGTGAAGCGGAAGATATTGCTGAAAATTGGTGTCAAGGTGGTGATGGTAACCAAGTTTTGTTGAATGAGGTTATTAATGGATAAAAAGACCAAAGAGATTTTCTGTATCACACAGGAAGAATGTGCTGAGGTGACGCAGGCAATCTCAAAGATTTTCCGTTTTGGATTCGACTCTGTACATCCTGTTACAAACAAAAGTAACATGCAGAGTTTGGAAGAAGAAATTGGTGACCTTTTGGCTATGATAGATATTATGGTAGAGAAGTGTATTGTTTCTGACAGTAACATTAACGCAGCCAGAATTGCCAAAAAAGAGAAACTGAAAATCTGGTCTAATATTTACAAAGAGGTATAAATGGAATACAATTACAATAAATTCGAAGAATATTTAATTAAACTATTAGAAAATAGGACTGAGGTTCTGGAACCAGAAATTGGTGATAACATTTCTCCTATTTCCGAAATCAAAGTTGCATTTGATGGTTATGGTGATTTAGAAACTGAAGATGCCAATGGTGAGTATGAATATGTTGAACATGGTAACACCAACATGGAATCATATGCAATCTATATTCATAAAGATTCTGCAAAACGTGGTTTTGTTTTTCCTGAACACGATACACATTCTTTCACATTTGGTAATATGGTGCAACACCGTCCAGATGAAGAAGTTTGTTTGTTTGCATGGCATGAGTTTGTTGAAGAAGAAGATGCTTGGCGTTGGTATGTCATTCCTTTGGAAGACAGGCTGGCAGAAGACAATTCATTGACAGCAGAACAAGTTATGGAAATTTTAGAAGTAGTTGTTAATAGATACTTTCCAGAATGACCGATGAACAGGCCTTGGCCATTTATGAGAAACTGAAACAGAGGCACGGTGATAACTTACCGGATCCTGACCACGAACCTATACAATTTGCCCATTGCATAAAGATGATGAAACATTATGAACCAGAAATATTCAGAACAGTATGATGCATATTATGACGAACAGACCAACGAATGGTTGGAAGATACCTGTGATGAACCGGATTGTGAACTCTGTATTGGCCGAACACCGACACCTCTAAGAGAAATCTTTGTCTTTGGTTCGAACCTGGCCGGCCGACACGGTGCTGGTGCCGCAAAGTTTGCTGCTGACAACCACGGTGCCATCTATGGTGTTGGTGTCGGACTACAAGGCGACTCTTATGGTATTCCAACAAAAGACCAGAATATCGAAACCTTGCCATTAACTTACATTAGAGTATACGTCAATCAATTCATAGAGTTTGCTAAGTATATGCCTAATCTGGTATTTAATGTTACTGCTATTGGATGTGGCCTTGCTGGTTATACTCCTTCTCAGATAGCACCGATGTTTTCAAGCGCCTCCGGACTTTCCAACGTCCGCCTTCCGGAAGAATTCCTGAAGGTCCTAGAAAATGACTGACTTACTGGTAATTCTGATTTTATTCTTCCTTTTCTGGGGAGAACCAGACGTATGGGATAAACTTCACGAACGAGCCATGCAACACATAGAGGAACCACAATGCGTAAAACAATCATCACCTTAGCACTCCTGTTCAGCACTACATCATTCGCACAAGAAGTCATTACTCTGTCGAAATCAATAAGATGTTCAAATGCCGAATCCGTAATGCGATACTTTACAGAAGAATACAAAGAGATGCCAGTTTGGGTCGGCAAAACAACTAATGGTACGCATGTGACACTATTGGTTAACAAAGAGAAACGTAGTTGGACACTCATCGAATACGATAGTAAACTGGCTTGCATATTGGGTGCAGGTGATTCTACTAGCAATCCGGAGATATCACTATGAGTAAACTATCATTACACCAAGAAGACCTGATAGCTATCAAAACATTCTGTGACAAGTATCCGGATTCTGACTACGTAACCGTGACCGTTGATTCGTCATCTGGTATCGGTTCAATCGTCAAAGTGTCGTTGCCCACTGTCATCAACGGCGATATGGTAATAATAGAGAAAACAATCGTAGATGAAAGTAGTTGGTGAAAAATGAACGAACGAATTAAACAACTAATGATACAAGCAGACTATCCTGCTCCAGAACTTGCTCTACGTGCTCATAAACTAGCAGAGTTGATTGTGAAAGAATGTATGGCGTGTTCTACTTGGGTTGGTAAGATGAATACCAATAGTGTTGAACCAATCCACACCGCTCACGCTATCAATCAGCGTATCAAACAACATTTCGGAGTTGAAGAATGATACCACAAACAGATTTTATATTGGTCAGAGGACCAAGAACAGATGACAATGATAATAGTATTCAGATTTCGGTATCTATTCAACGCAATGATGGAAAGTTTGATTTTACCAACTATTCATTGTTGCGTATGAGACCAGATACAAAAGGTCCTATGGAAGAATGGGTTCCAACTAAAGAATTGGACTTATACAAAAAAGCATTTGGAGTAGAAGAATGAATGAACGAATTCGAGAACTTTGGTCCAAGGCTGGGGGTCATTATGATACGGGCAATCAGCACACTTGGCCCGAATATACCATTGATGATCCTGCAAAGTTCGCCCTCCTGCTGATGCGTGAAATTGCGATGGTTCAAATCACACATCAGGCCGGCATGGACCTGGAGAATAAAAAAATGGATGACCCTGCAAAAGAATTGAATTACGCCGTGATTGAACATTTTGGAGTTGAAGAATGAACGAACGAATTAAAGAACTTGCTGAACAGGCTGGTTCAACACATAAACAGAATCTTGGTGTATATCAATTCTACATAGATGAACTGGAAAAATTCGCCGAGTCAATTGTTCGAGAATATATTGGCATATTGGAAGAAGAAATTAAATTGGTAGAAGGATATAAATCTACCGAGGTTAAGGTAGATATCATTAAATGTCATCAAAGTAAAATTTATCACTTTAATAAGCTGATTGACAAGAGCAAGAAACATTTCGGAGTAGCGGAGCGTGAACAATGAATGAACGAATTCGAGAAATAGCACTTCAAGCAGGTGGCAGTCATTACCCCGAAGTAAACTCAATGCAGCTACAAAAGTTCGCCGAGTTGATTATAGCAGAATGTGCTCAAGCCTGTATGAACGAAGGGGCATCATACGAAGAAAAAGCAGCCGGAGCGTATCAAAGCAATTTATATGTCACTGCTATCAAACAACATTTCGGACTTGAAGAACAATCCACAGAGCCTAATGGATTACATACTTGCCCCTATGCAGAAGAAATTCACGGAGACTATGAGACATTGTGTGATTGTGATGCGGAGCGGCAATATCAATGTGCAATGGATGTTTAATTAAGGAGTGAAATAATGAGTGAATCGACTGGCATAACTGGCTTTATTGAAATCTTTGAGGGTCGATTGACTAAGATGAAACTACACCTTAAAGAAGAATTGAACAAAGCTAAACACGAGCGTGACCGTAAAGCCATAAAGCGTATTACTGCCGATGCACGTAAACTAAACAAGACACTGAAAGAGATGCGTAATGTGTCAACTAAAAATTGTCCTCACTGTGGAGAGAAACTATGAAAGCAAGTGGTATTAATGCCGCAATGGCACACAAAATTGAACTACAGAAACTTGTACACCAAGAAACAATCAAACAACAACAGATTAAAGTAATCAAAGACCGTCAGGAAGAATTGCAGATAATGAAAACACAGTACTTCAGTAAAGGTAATAACGTTGATGAGATGGTGTAGGAGTTAAAGAGTAATGACACAGAGATATTTTGTTGTTGCAGGTAACTATGACCAATATTGCCAATGGATAAAAGAGAGAGGCCTTTCACGTAAAGAGTGGGTCCATGTATACGATTGCAATACTATCAGAGGTATCAGAAACCCTGCGGGCAGACTCGTTGGTACTTGGTATGAAAGAGAGGATGCTATGGATATTCTGGTGGCTCTGAGAGTGGCATCAGATAAGGTCAATGAGAACCTTGAGAATGCCTTAGTAATGTGGATACAATTGAAAACTGAAAATGAAACATAGTGACGTACAGAGAATTATAGAGAACCTTGAGAATGCTTTGAGAGTGCATCCAGATAAAGGCTATGAGATTGGTTCATTAGAAGAAGCACAGAAATTTGCAGAGGA